TTGGTTGAGGTGACGGCTGACACGGTTCGGGACCGCCTGAACCTGACGGTAGATGACGTTGAGGATGAGAAGGTTGTTGAGATGATCACAGACGCCACAGCCACAATACAACTAGAAACAAGCCTAACCATCAACTACACAGACTGCAACGAAGCCGAGGCCGCAGCCATCAAAAACCTAGCTGCCATCTATCTCTTCTGCCATTTATCAGGTGGCTCTGCGGCTGGTCTAAACTTCAGCGTGGGAGACCTGCGAGTTGACGCCCTAGGCAGAGCACCTAGTGTCGACATATTGTATCGGGAGTCCGAGAGGCTCATCCAGAAGCTGCGCCGTCCTTATGTTGGGAGGGTCTAAATGATCGGAGCCTTACAAGACTATTACGATTTTGTGATGACTCATGCTCCTTACTTTTATTGGCTTCCAGATCGGAGCCAATATGATTCAGAGTGGGGTCGTGGAGCCTTCCCAGCAGCCTTCGCCATCGACCTCCTCTATGAATGCCACAATGATTCACGATTTGAGGGCGAGAAAACTGATGCCTACAACAAGATTGTTGACCTCGCTGATTTCATTCTGACTCAGCAATGCGCAGACCCTGCAAAGGAGGCCTACGGAGGATTCAAGAGCACAGAGACGAGCACCCAATACTACAGCATCGACGCCTGCAGAGTGATCCCTGGACTCCTTAAAGCCTACGAACTAACCGGGACAGTAGGCTACAGAGACGCAGCAAAGCTCGCTGGAGCGACTTTTCTCTACAACATGCAGCATCGACCAAGTGAGCTCGGTATTCATGACGAATACTATGGGGGATTCGCCCGAGCCGTGGACATAGACGACTCATGGCTGCGTCAGATGGACATCGAGCATCTCTATGGTCTCATAGGCCTAAACATGCTCTGCGACTATGACCCTGACAACAAGACCAAGTGTGAGACTATGATGGCTGATGCCCTCGCTTTCTATCGCGAAGGCTTCGAGGACTACTACCTTCACTATGACCCTAAGCCAAACGGCGACGGAAAGTGGCATCGAATAGGCTTAGAAGAGGAGCAGATTTATGATGATCCTTTCAGTTACGCGTTATTGGGTCTCTTCACCTTCGAAGGGTGCAGCACAACTGTCGACAAGGTCTACGAGTTCATAAACACCATAAGCGCCACGGTTGAGTATTCCGGATACAATCCACACATCTGCTGGGCAGGCTACATCGACGTCGTAACAAGAAGAGCAGCCTGCGACTATTATGACGGCGTAACCTCGGGGATTCTGTGGGCCATCCGCAACAATCTTGACAAACCTTCGTTGGCTCTGAGTAAACAGATCATAGAGCTCCACCCAGAGAACTTCAAATACTGGGGCGTCAGATTCACCGATTTCACCCCGATCACCAACCAGCAGTCAACGGTCACGGTCTCATGGCTCGGACAGCTATTTCTCAATTATGATCTTGCTTCTTCTTCCTTCACGAGAATTCTGAGTCAGTGCGGAGAGACCCTTGAGCTTTTGATGATCGTTCAGGCTGGAGAACCAACCAGCTACTACGCCCCTATTCCAATCAAGGGAATCGTCAGAAACACCCGCCAAGACGAGATTATAATAGAACCGGGCTATGTAACCACGGACTTCCTGACAGTCTACAGCTTCATTCCAGTCAGGCATCACGACAAGATACGTCGCTACGGCGTCGACTACGAAGTTGCAGCGGTCGAGCTTTTCCGATTCCAAGGTGAGCCCTTGTATTTCAAGTCTGTCTGTAGGAGGCTTCTGGGCTGATGGCGATCGAAGACCCGGTTACGACGCTCGTTCGCCTGATAAAGAAAAACATGTGGCTCCTAAAGGATGACGGCTCATTGGCGAGTGTTCATGTCGGCAAGGAATGGTTCAACCGTGAGCTTCTTAAGAACTATGAAGCCCAAGTCACTTTAGGGCTTGCTCGTAGTGAAGATTGGAAATTAGGATTTTCTGCAAAGACTCGCAGGCGCTCAGGCATACTACGAGTAAACATCTGGGTCATCGACAAACCTAACCTTGTAGGTAGAGATACGCGTGAAAAACTGCGAGAGGAAATCCTTCGCATAATCCGAGAAAACAGAACCAAACCCAACGAGACAATCTATGATTTTGTCGGTGTGGGAGCGCTTACAGATGCTCATAAGGCTTATTATGCGAAATCCGACAGCGAGTTGGCTCCAGGAGCGCAAGGTTGGAGCGAGTTCTCAGACACGGAGTATCAGAAGCTCTGGTATAGTGACGATGGTCGCTACAGCTATTCTCAAAGCGAGAGCGGTAAGTATTCCATGATTCTGTTCCGTTTTGAGATGGAGAGCAAGGAGGACGCTGTCAAAAAGCTTGTTTTGAGGGCTGAGGGCTACGGCACAGCTCCTACAGGCAACGGTGTGACCGTGAAGGTTTGGGATCATGCCAATGAGGTATGGGAGCATGCTCAGACTGGTAGCGGGGGAGCTGATGAGTGGATAGCGATCAACTTAATCTCTAACCTAAGTGACTATGTCGATTCGGACGGCTACGTCTACGTGCTCGCCAGAACCACTAATCCAAGCGACGGCGCAACTGCAGCCGTCATCTATTGTGACTATGCTGATTCTGTTGTAACGGTTAACGGAATTACTTACTGTGACATAATCAGTTATTGCGACGAGGATGAGGTGCGTGTGAAGCCGTTCCTGTGGCGCACTGAGTTCCTCGTGAAATCATGGTTGTTTGAAACTATACCGTTTTAGAAGGAGGAAGGAAAGAAATTGACAACATCCGCCATATACGGAGCGCATGAAACCAGATTCTACTACGTAGAGGAGAGTCAGTACGGAGTAACGCCGACAAACCCGACGATGAACGGCATTCTACCAGCTGAAAACGTTGAGCCAGCGATAAACCCGTCTAACATCAAGGTCAGAGGAATAGGCTCGATCGATCTGCAGGCCATAAAGAAAGGCCTGCGAGTGCCAAGCGTCAAAATCGCTTACGCCTTGCCAAGCGATTCACCCATAGGCTTTCTGCAGTGGGCCAAGGTTGAGCCGGACAAGTCTCTGAGCGTTCAAATGATCTACTACAAGGGAATCTTTGCGTCAGCAACCGACATCATCTCGCTGCTGCATAAGGGCTGCAAATTCCAGCGTGTGACGGTTGAATGCAGTGTAGAAGGCGTTGTCAAAGCCAGCGCTGAGCTTCTGGGGCAAGATTTGGAGGTTGGAACGTCAAAGATTACCGGCGCGACCTACGGCGACCACACTGGAGCTGTGCCCTTCTATGAAAGCTATGTGAAGAAGGGAGGAACTGCCATAGATCGTGTGACAGACTGGAAGTTCACCATCGAAAACAACCTGAAGCCCGTCCCTGTCATCAAATCCGATGAGGGCTACGTCCTGAAGTATCTGCCACATCGACACCGAAACCTAACTGGGGAACTTACATTCGAGTTTGAGAGCAAAGAGGAGTTTGAGGATGTCATCAACGACGACCAGTTCAGTCTAGAATTCGGGCTTGGAGGCACAAACAAAGCAGTCTTAAGCAACTGCAAGTGGGAGAACGTCAGCACGCCGACGCGCATCGAGGAGCTCATAGCTTTGAAGGCGCAGTTTGTCGCCAACACAGTAGCCATAAGCTGAGGGTGTCTTCATTGAAGACGGAAACTATTGAGGTCGATGACCGATTCGGAGAGGAGTACAAGGGAAAGTACGTGTTTCAGGAGATCAGCTGGGCAAAACGTTCTAGGATAATCCAGAAGCACACAAGGTATCACCCCGTCACGGGCCAAGTGATCAGTAGCGACTACGTCGCCATCCAAGCAGAAACCACCTGGGCTTCTCTAACAGAACATTCTAAAGCCGTTACCCTAGAGAAGCTGCTGAGTGAGAAAGAAGGCATTCCAATCGGTCTCGGCGAACTGCTAAGTAAGGCTGCAAATCGCATCTGTGGCCTAACAAGAGAGGAGCGAAAAAACTCATCCGGGCGATGAGGCGTGAAACTCCACATCCTAGCCTCACAAGATTCCGCTTATGCAAGGAGTTCGGCTGGACCCTGGAAGAACTCCAACGGCAACCAGCCAAGACCGTTGAGGAGTTTCTTGTCATTCTCAACGAGATGGATCGGCAGACTAAAGACGAGGTGGAGAAGGCTAAGCGCCAAAGCCCGCATGTACGTCGCATCTGAAAGGAGATCTTAAATGTCTTTTGCTGAGTTGAATGTGCAGATTACTGGAATACCCAAGCTGCGTTCAAAGCTCAGTCAGTTAGATGAGGCTATGAAGGAGCAGGTTCGCTATGGTCTGGTTTTTGAAGGAGAGAAGGTTGCCAACACCGCTAGGTCCCTTTGTCCAGTTCGCACAGGCTATCTGCGAAGCACAATCTACGCCTGGATACAAGACTGGACCCTGAAAGTGGGTGCCTCTGCTCATTATGCAACTTATGTGGAGTTTGGAACTCGCTTCATGAAGGCTAGGCGTTTCCTGAATCGAGCCTTAGAGTTCAGACTACAGGGGCTAGTCGACGCTGTTAATCGGGGCGTTGGCGACGCGATAAGGGAGGCTTCCTCATGAGTTTTCACGATGTAGCCATAACAGTTCGTGCTGTTAACGAAGCAACCGCCACATTCGAGACTGTATCTGTTGATGCCGCCAGAATGGGTGCCGATGTCGCTGGTGCCACTAGGGAGATGACTTCCAGTTTTGAGATGGCAGGTGAAGAAGCAGAGGAGATGGCGGAGCGAATAGAGGTTTCTGGAGCAGCTGTCAGAGAGGCGACTAGAGACCTGACCACACTAGGCACAGGTATAACAGCCGTTGCACGCCTCAGTGAGCAATTCGGGGTTCTCAATAAGGAGCAGGCTGGTTGGATGAGGACGATAGGTATGTCCTTAACAGCTGTAAGCGGTGTTGTGCGTTCAATCCAAGTTCTAAGTTCAGTCACCAGCGTAGCCACTGCAGTTCAAAACGCGCTCAATATTAGCCATGCAACATTCCTAGCGCTTACAGGAGTCGGGATAGGCGTGATAATAGCAGCTGCGGCTGCCATGGCTTATTTTGCCTCCCAAATGAATGCTGCAACCTCTTCTGTTGAGCGATATAACGCTGCGACTTCTGGAATGCCAACACATACTCGTAGTATTCGCCGAGCCGGAGGGGAGGATCTTCGCAGGAGAGGAATAGAGTGAGCGTTGCTATTCCTAAGATCGCCGTAACTTTTGGATCCGTTGCGCCTCCTCAGGGAGACGCTATAGAGCTGAGAGTTCATTTGGGCTGTACAAAAGAGGTTTCCAGCTTCGACTGTTTGCTTCAGAATTTTGACAAGAAATACACCGTAACCAATCTGATCAATGTAGGAGATGACTGTCATTTTGACATTGGACGAGGAGATGATGTTCCCCTAATTCTCACGGGTCGGGTTGAGGAGGTTGAGCCTGAGTCCACGCCTGTTGAAAACTATATCCGGGTGCGCGGTAGGTGCTGGGGCGAGAAGATATTCAGACGTGTCGTCACGGAGACTTATGAAAACAAGAAAGGCGAAGAGATCATCAGAGATCTGATCGACTACTATGTGGGCTTAAGTCACACCAGAGAAAAAAGCGACTTAACCTCGGATGCTTCTTCAGGTCAGAAAGACGTTGCCGTGGCTGATGCTTCGATCTTCAGTGTTGGAGACCTCGTTAAGATCGAAGATGATAATGCTTGGGAGTACAATGAGGTTTCAGCTGTTGACACGGGCACCAACACACTTACTATGGTGAATAACCTTCAGAACACGTACACTGTGGCAGCAAACGGAAAGGTCTGGATCGACCTCATTGAAAAAACAGACACCACCTACACGCTACTGGAGTATAAGGACGCGAAAGTCTTCGACATACTCAAGTACATTGCTGAGAGCGCCGACAAGTCTGGTGTCATTGGTTTCGATTTCAGAGTTGAATATGATGGCAAATTCACCTTCTTTCCAAAAAACAGCAAAACTAGCCCCATAAGTCTCAGCGAGAAGATTGAGCACAGTCGATATAGCAAGGACATTCATCGCGTACGAAACAAGATTATGGTTTATGGCGCTGCTGAGAAGCCTTATCCCCTAGATACGGACAGTCAGCCTTGGAGCGACTCGTTGACAGAGGACCTCACTAAGCCTAATAACTATCTTCAGCATGCTGACGGAAAGTGGGAGCCACTTATTCCCGCGCATGAAACTGTGTCAATCGGCACAACAACCGTTCACACTGGTTCTAAAAGTGTCAAAATTCAGAGCGGCTCCTATGACTATTACATGGGAATCCACTTCACCTTCGATGCAAACAAGCATGTTAATAGCAATAGGTATCCTAAACTCGGCTTCACGCTTCGAGAAGACAACCATCACAATAAGAGAATCACAATTGGGTTAACAGACAAGGATGGAAACGACTGCTGGCAGAGTGTTGACATCGCGGATTATGATGAGTGGCAATCTTATACGCTCGGTGTCGGAAAGCAAAATCAAGAAGCATGGACTTTAGGCAACTCAGAGTTTGACTGGGAAAACATCAAGACTGTACGCTTCGACTTTCATCAAAAGACAAACCAGTACGGAGTCGCATACGTCGATAGACTGCACTTCGGTGGATGCAGATGGAACGCTACTGAGGAAGACTCAGACAGCCAGAGCAGTTATGGCCTAAGAGAGCTCACTGAAACCGATGAGGAGCTTCACAGCGGCAACGAATGCTCCCTGAGAGGAAAAGCTCTTCTTAACCATCTGAGTCAGCCAGCAGAGTTCCTGACCCTACGAACAACCTGCCTAGACTATGGCACGGATCGACTCTTGCCAGGGGATAAGATCCATGTTACGCTTCCAAATGAGAATATTGACTCGGATTTTCGGATTATCAGTGTTGAATATCGCGTAACCGCCAGAGACCAGACTCTGGAAATCACGTTGGAGCTTGGGAAAGAGAAGCCGCTTCTCGCCGATTATCTCTACGGTTTGCGATCTACGACTGTAACCGTTGAAAAGCTGATGCGCACAAAGGCAGGTCTGACAGGACTTGTTGGAAGCGGAGGTGGCGGGGGTGGCGGAGGCGGAGGTGATGGGGGTTCGGATGAGAAGGTCAAAGTTTCGTCTACGGACACAACGACAGACTATCTTGTTGAAAAGCTTCTTGCCGGCGAAGGTATAACATTAATGAAGAAGAGCTCTGGGGCAGACGAAGACTTAGAGATTAAATCACATCGCAGATGGGCTTGGACCGACGAGTTAAGCTGGATCCACCTAATCGTTCTCCCTTTCTCGAGAAGCAACGGCTGGACAAAACATGCAGCTAATCCAGTGATTACAAAAAGCGGAACAGGCTGGCGCGAGGTTGGAGTTCAACATCCATGTTTAATCCGCAAGTTGGTTGACGGCTACAAATATTGGTGTTTTCTCACAGGAATGCCCTCAGGCGAAACATGGAAGAGCAAGAGCATTGCGGTGCTGAAATCTAATGATCTAATCACATGGATTGAGACTGGAATCAGCAATCCTCTAATTGAAGTTGAAGCAGGCACATGGAAAAGCGAGTACATTCTTAATCCCGCCGTGATCTACGACCGTTGGGAAAGCGATGAGAATAAGCGTTGGAAGATGTGGTTCATCGGCAGCAACACCGCTGGTGGAGACGATAGCAACAAGATCGGCTACGCTTATGCTCAATATCCCTATGGACCGTGGACAGAACATGCAAGCAACCCAATCTACACTCCACCAAATGATATTACATGGGGGCTGAGCGTTTTCCGCATAAGCCAGCTCTTCTATATGGTATACGCAACAGCCGGCGGAGGAGCCTTGAAACATGCAACTTCCTCAGACGGCATAAGTTGGTCCGAGGGCATGACAATCCTAAGTGGAGGGGGAGCTGGAGCATGGGACTACAGCGTGAGATATTGTTCAATCTATTCCCATCCGAGTGGCTTCTACCTCGCTTACACGGGCGGAGACGCCACTTCACCCAACGTTATGAAGATTGGTTTGGCTGTTAAGACGAATCCATTTCAGACTTTCGACAGTTTCCCCTACAATCCTGTCTTGAGTGTGGGTTCTAGTGGTAGCTGGGATGACGAGTGGGTTTGGAACCCATCGATGATCATGGAAGAATCGGCGTTTGGAATGCTGTATGGTGGAAGGAAGGATAGCACAGGAGAGAGATCGATAGGCTATGCATACCTGCCACCATTCGAAGTCTGACGTTTGCAGAGGGTGATAACCCATGAATAACGCCCTTCATGAGAACATTAGGAATCTGCAGTTAGGCGACCTAGTGCGTATAGAATGGTTCGACGCCTCTAAAGGGGAGGCTAGAATCAACAAGCGCGCTGAGCCAATTGTACAATTCGACATCCCAGTGACCAGCTGGGGAGTCTTCCTAGGCATCGTGGGCAAGAAAGCCAAGCATGTGTTTCTGCTCCGTGACCATTTCGAGATGAACGAAGAAATTGGCGTGTACGACGTCGACTTCAACGTGATTCCGATCGGGATGATTGACGGAATTGAAGTTCTGAAAACTGGTGAGTTGGACTGTGATGTAGCTGTTTTGCTCCAAGAGGCTTTCCTGCGAGCCCGCATCAGGAAGCGCAAGGGAAGGGTGCATCTGAAGGTGGAGCAGGGCTAGCATGAGGGAATTTCTGCGTAAAGCGTTAATTCGGAGGCATGGATGTGTCCGCTATAAGCCGAGCAACCGACTGGTGCTGGCCGTCCAATTCTCAATCTATCTCCTCTTCGGACTGGTTGCCATCGAGATCACACACCTAATCGTACTAAGGACCTGGAACTCCGAGGTCTTCGCAGCCATCACAGGCTCGGCTGGAACGATCTTCGGCGTGTTACTGGAGAGGACAGGATGATGACTAGATGGACTAAGAAGGAAGAGAAGAGGCTTCTGGATTTGCACCAGAGTGGCCACACATATCAGGAAATAGCGGATAGTCTGCGGCGGTCTGCCGGGTCTGTGCGTGGCAAACTGCAAAGGTTGAAAGAGAAACGCGAGAAGCGTGAGGAAACGCGAGAATCTATATATACGGAAAGATTTTCAGCCTCACACGACGAAGTTCCAGAGGCTCAAGAGATCTATTACGAGTTGACTTTGGCACTGCTGGATGAGTTCCGTAAAATTCGAGAGGCCCTCCCCAATCTTGGACAGAAGTACATGAAACAGAAGCCTCGCTTATACAATAATCTGTGCCGTATGGCGGAGACGCTCATCAGCCTGCTGAAGATCAAGCCCGATAAAACCAGCATACAAGAATGGTTCGACAAGATAGCGATAAAGAGGCTGCCTAAGGAAGCTCGCAGAGAGCCTAGACGGGTGATGCAGAGGTGGATGAAAGGGTTAAGGAAGCTTTCCAAGACCCGCAGAAATTCTGTAACATAATCCTCGGCTTCCAGCCGACAGAATACCAGCTGGACTTGATCCGTAAGTTTCAGAAGGAACAGTTCGTAGCCGCCAGATGGTGCAGACAGTCTGGCAAGTCGCACATCGTGGCCGCTATGCTGCTGTGGTATGCGCTCACCCATCCTAGAAGCCATATAGCGATTGTGGGCCCAAGCTGGAGACAGACCAAACTCATCATTCGGCGCATCAACAGCTTCCTCCGTGGGCTCCCTAGAGATTTTTATGATCGTGCACTCCGCACCATGGTGCACCTCAACAATGGCAGCCTCATCGAAGCCTTCCCAAACAACCCGGAAACCGTCAGGGGGCCTACCTTAGACATGGTCTATTGTGACGAGATGAACTTCATCGCCCATGATGAGGAGCTTTATGACGCTGTCCTCTTCACCTTAGGCACAACAGAGGGCAAGTTCGTCTGCACCAGCACGCCATGGACAACAGACAGCATCTTTTACAGGATCTTCCACGACCACGCCTTCCGCGATTTCGCAACCAGCCACATCACCTACAAGGATGCTCTGGAGCCTAGTGGTCCCCTGAAAAAAGCCATAGTGGAGAGGATTAGGAAGCAGTTCGAAGGGGATCCTTGGCGTTGGCGTCGTGAAATGATGGCTGAGTGGGCTGAGGACGAGAACGTATGGCTTCCACAGGCATTAATCAGCAACTGTCTAGATCACCAGCTTGAGTTTTATGAATTTGACGATCTAGCCAAAGGAGAGTTTTACGCTGGCTTGGATCTTGGCAAGCATCAGGACTACTCTGTGCTCGAGGTTGTCGAGCTAAAAGATAATGCAATCAACTTAGTGCATGAGCACCGATTCCCCCTAAAGACTCCCTACGCCAGTGTAATCGGCTACGTGAAGACCCTCTCAGACAGATGGGGCTTCAGAAGAGTCTTGGTAGACATGAGCGGCGTCGGAGACTACATCGTTGAAGATATGATAAACGCAGGCATCACCGAAACAGAAGGCGTCAATTTCACACAGCAAAGTAAGGAGGAACTCGCAACGTATATGAAGCAGATGATGGTGCAGGGAAAACTCAAGTTGCCATACGACAGCGATCTCATCGCAGAATTAAACGTCGAGCGATTTGAACTCACAAAGTCTGGAGCTGTAAAGTTCAGCCATCCGGAGGGCACCCATGACGATCGCTTCTGGGCCTTGGCCCTAGCAATCTTTGCTGCCCGCAAGCGTGAGCCCGCGCCATATTTTGGAGTGGTCTATAGATGA